TACTAGAAGTAGCGGTATAATGTACAGTAGTATTACCCCAATTATATTCTTCATGTGCTATGCTAATAGTACCCTGTAACTTAAATATTTTTGATAAATCGTCTGTATCAATTGTTTTAGGACTTACTTTTACGGTAGAAGGAACAACAAAATTACCAATATCTACCGAACCGTACGTATTCCATACTGCACCTGTTCTTGTATATATGTGTTCGGGACTAAATATGGCACTACCGGATGCAGTAGTCAATGTAACTTTAGGATATTTACCGTCTGTTAAAGTCATTACACCACCGGAAGGTAATGTAAATGTTATTATACTATCAGAATCCGGCTCTCCGTTTTGACCTGTCCATATACTTGTGTTTGCTTCATACTGTATGTAAAGTCTATTATTTGTTTGAGTAGCGGCACTATCACCTATAGGAAAAGGTGGTGTACCTGTGAAAATCCATGTAGTACCTGTGTTATCCTTTACACAATCTTCTACTTGTATTATTAACCCCGCTTCAAAATATAAAGTAGAACCGCTACAATTAAAAGTCCTATTACCCGTAAATGTAGAATCTATTGTGACAAGATTCAAATAACGTGTATTAACACCAAAGGCTATTTCTTGTTGGGCTACTGATGTAAAGTAAAGAATATCGTCATTTCCTGTTTGTAGCCAATCAGCCGGAAGGCTACTTGCTAGTGAAGTACCATTTGAAGTTGTGGACCAATTATTAGCAACCATAGGGTCACTAGATGACGCACCAACCCACCAATAATCTGTCATATTTTACCCTCTTTAATCGTGATAAAGAGAGCCGGACAATTGCGAGCCGGTTGTTGTTCCCCCGACTCTTGATGCTGTTGTTCCCGATTTAAACGCACTACCACCCTTCTCTTCTATCGCTGCTAAAGCGTCTTGTGCTGATTTCTCAAAAGACGCTAATTGTTTATTATATCGAATGTCAGATGTACCTTGTTCTTTTTCGGGAAATACAGCAGGTATAGTATCTATTAATACTCTTAGACAATCTACACAAACTAAAAACTTTACTGCACTTTCTTTTAAGGTATCAGTAGGTGCGCCTGTAGCATCTACACCAAAGTATTCTGCTACTCTTGCTTTTTTGTTTACTTCTGCTGTACGAATAGTAATATATTCTGTGATTGTACCATTGTTTAGACCTCTAGGTCTATTAAGTAAATCTCTAATATTATCCGTTGTTACTGCCATCTCCGAACCTCTCCCTATAATCTAACGGTACGTCAAGCACTATATTGTTTGATGAAGGTTTGGTTGCTCGACCTAATACTACTACAAGTTTAGTAGCAATAATTTTTTGAGCCATTTCGCTATTTGGAATCCAATAAGGCTTCTTTGCACTTCTACTTAACAAAGACATAGGATGATTAGCGTATCTTCTACCACCGTTTTTATGCGCCCTTACTAACCATCCGGGTCCGGGCAAATAATTATCTAATCTAAATTGCATATCTTCTATATTACCACTTTCAGGTAATGGAATACCCGCTTCTTTCAAAGCAGATGCAAGTTTAGCCTTAGAAGGTTTCTTTGGCTTCGCCTTAGCGGCTTTTTTATCACTCATTCATTCACCTTTTAGTCTCAAGGGTTAGAATATCCAAGTACGAATACATGGACTGCGGGTGCTGTATCATCAGATGATGTAGATGTTACTTTGAGAGTACCACCTGCACTAATCTTGTAGTATGAATCATCTATTTCTCCACACCTTACAACATCTTTATCACCTGCTGTTCCTGTGACAAAGGCATCAGTAATAGCGTCAGTACCGTTAAGCACTTGTAGGCTGTTAGCGTTTGCGCCGCCATCTGCTAAAAGATGACACCATACATCAACAACCTCTAAGTTGCGGTCTACAGTTAGTGAAACGCTTTCTGTTGCGCCACCATCTACTGCTATTTTGTAAAGGATAGGTATAGACCCACCTGTTCCACCATTAGAGACTTGCTTGGTATTAATACCAGTCATTAGGTTTTGGAGTTTACGGTTAATAGGCATTTATTTTAGCCCCCTTAAGCCCTTACGCCTGTAATCTTACAGATACGGTTGTTCTTACCTGCTGCTGCACCATCTTGCATTTCGTGGATAACGCTACCCATGTAAGATGTTAATAGCCAATCAAAACCGACTCCCGGTAGACGTGTTAATTCTGTCTCTTGGAATCCCGGTCCGTTGTATGAGAAAAACTCTGCTGTTTCTGCGCCCGGTATAAGTAGTAGACCATCGTTTACCAATGCGCTACCTGCACCGAAATCTCTTGTGTAGTAAATTGTTAGGTTTGCGATTCTACCCAAGTGTTGTTGTAGAGACTCGACTACGTTTCCGTATAGAGTTGTGTTAAGCATAGCACTTCTTTTGTCAGCAGGTAATACAAGAGCCATTGGCTCGTTACCGCTAACCTTTGCGTTAGCAAAGATTAAGTCCATAGCGTCTAGCAAGTCTTTTTCCTCGTCTGCTGATGCACTACCGAATGTTGAAGTTGCTGCTTGTGATTGTCCGTTACCTGCCATTAACTTTGTTAGGATATGGTTGTCTATAAGGTCTGCACGACCTCTTACTACAGCCATTTGTTGCCTGTCAATGTTCTCAAAGGATTCGCCACGTAGTCTTACTGCATCTAGGAAAGTAACTCTACCCTGTCCTTTCTCAAGTTTAACTGTGTAGTTTGCTGTTCCAATGTTTGTTGGGTCTACTAGAGAAACGTCATCAATTGGGTAAGCGAATGTACCAGTTACTCCGGTGTACCACTTAAACTCTAACCACGGAACGGTTCTTACGCCGACCAAATCTGTTGCTATTGCGATTGTGTTAGACTGTAATTGAATGAAATCTCTTAAAGTCTGTTCTAAAACCGCATCTCCGACAGAGAACGGGCCTGTTGCTGCTTCTACGTTTAATATTTCTTCTAATGTATTGTTTACCATATTATTCACCTCAATTTATTTGCTATATCTAACAAGATACAGGAACGAAATCTCCCGCAGCCAATGCTGCTTCTCCACCAAAGTAATAACCGACAAATACTGCTGAATTAGTTGAATCATCATCAACACAACCGTTTTCGTCTGCTGTTTGTGAAACGTACATTGAAATACCAAACTTAGGTGCTGCAATTGCGTTTGCTAGTTTTAGGTAACAGATACCGTCAAGAGCAACTACTGAAACTGTTCCTGTACCTGCTGCTTCTAATGCTTGGTCTGCATCTCTGCTTGATTCAGCCATTGTGTAAGCGATTGGTGTATCTGTTACACTTGCTGTCATTAGTATTCCACCTGCACCGTACTTAACTAAAAGTCCTTTGCTTGCGAAAGTTTCTGCTATGTCTACTACGTTTACTGGGTCATTTCCTGAATATGCTACCATTTTATCTCATCTCCTTTATTGTGTCGTATGTTGGGGCAACCATTGTTGTGCCTTCTCCAACTGCGAGTGTTTTGTTCCATGCACCGGCCCAAGCGTTCCATGCTTTAGCGTATAGTGCTTCATCATTTTCTACTAATCTACCATTTAGATAGTTAGCAACTTTTTTAGTTGATTCAGAAGCGATTGCTTCTTCGATAGGTTTTTCGACTGATTCAACAGGAGACATTTCTACTTCTGTTGGTGTCGGGTGTGCCTCATTCCATGAAGCAATTAGAGAAGTTAGTGTATCGGATGACAAATCTTCGTGTCCCGACATACCTAATTCTGATGCCTCATCAACAAGAGTTTGACGTGATGCCTCTACTCTTGCTTCTTCTTTTGCCTCAAACTCGCCAACTCTTGAATTGGCTAAAACGAGGGAAGCCTTAAGTGCTTCAATTTCTGCTGCGTAATCTACTGTGTTTTCTTCTTCGGTCATTTTAATCACCTTGTTGTGATTTGAGTCAGATTGTGAATGTCCTATAAAGGTTGCTTCTGTTGCCGTTGCTTCTATTTTTCGTATAGAATCTATTGTAGCCCTTTGATATGCGGGTTTATGTACAATAGCAAGGTGGTCAAACTTAAAATCTTCACCAAATAACATACCATCTTCGGAAGCCTCGACAGGTACGCCGCTACCCCCAATTGACACTCCGTAGTTATCCCTAGACCATAAACCGGACTCTAAAGCATCGAATAATTCTGTTCTTACAACGTGCGCTACATATCTAACTTCATAACCACCTGCTACGGTTTTATGGAATGATGCACCTTTAATATATCCGACTACTGCTTCTTCTACGCCGCCATCCATATTTCTTGTAAAGCCACTACCATGTTCGCTTGCTGCCGGATGATTTAATGTTAGGTCTGCGCCTTTCATTTGTTCTGCTACTAACTTTGCGCCTTCTTCTGTTAAGGCCCATTTGTTTTTATTCATACCTTCGTGGAATGCTACACCTCTTATTTCTATAACGCTTTCTCCGGTAGATGCTTCTACTATTGCTTCTACCTCATCGAAATCTAAATCTAGTGTGACAGAAACTTTTCTGCATTCTCCATCTATCATTTCTTCGCCATATCCGCATTCATTAGCATATTGCTTTTTCTTCATATAACCTGCTTCGTGGTCCTCTTCGTCATGTGCTTCATCTTGGTCTTTGAAAGTATGTCCTTCGTGTGCTTTCATACACTCTTCTTTAGAATATCCTGCTTTTTGACACCTAGACATATATTCTCCGTGTGTTTCAGAATCTTTTGGTGTTGGCTCTGCTGCCTCTACTTCGTCAGCCTGTTTTTTAATAGGAACACAATTAGGCACTTTTCTACCATTTTTTGTTTTCATACCGTATTGTTCATATCCCGACTGGCATGGGTCGTCTGCGTCTTTAGCCTCAACCTCTTCATCATTACATCCACATCCACATGGTGTTCCATCTTCTGCTTCTACCTTTTTTCCACCACGCCATTGTCTACAAGACCAATACCTAGCCTTCCATTTTGGGCCGGGTGTTTTACAGTTATGTCTAGCACGAAACGATTTCCTTCTAGCGGGGTCATCTCTTTTGATTTCCATGTTAGGGTCGCCAAATCTTACGATAACTACTGTACCGCTACCATTTTTAGTATATACTGCAAACTTTTTAGGTCCACCCTTTGTTCTAAAGGGTTTATTGAGAGTTACACTACGGCCTTGATACTCGGCTGCTGAAACATCTTCTTCATTCCATTCTTCGTATGCTACTACTTCGCCACTACAACCGCATCCACACGACATGGTTTTCCAATTTAGGGTTTGTCTTATTAATCTATTCTAGTATGCCTGATTGTTTTAGGCTTTCTATCAAATCTTTATACAATGAGTAATCAGATAAAGTACATATCGGTTCTATGTGGTTATCACCTATACTATAATTAACGTATGCTTTGGGACTTACATATACTTTAAAGTCCTCACTAACATAAGTGTAGTTATCTTCTACCCTTATTATAATATAGAATGGCTCTTTTTCCACTATTTCTCCGGTAATACTACTACAGGAAATCATATTAGGGTCATAGAAAGGACTTGTTTCATACGCAGGTGCAGCAAAAGGTACAAGAAAAATACACATCATACATATAGCGATAACCTTTTCTATTACTTCGTCTTTGTGCATTAGCCCCACTTTTCCGTGTCAAGGGCCATAAAAGCAATAGCGATAAATAATAAGATACAACAAACTTCGTTAAGTGTCATAACACTAGGTTATATTAGTGTTTTATGATTATTTACTTTTTGCCGCCTTTAGTAATTTGAAATGCTTCCATATCTAAAGTATGTTTTTGTTGCATGGCTTCCATATCCAAATCGTGTTGTAGTTTTAATTCTTCTAGTTTACGAGTGTGGTTTTTAGATGCGTTAGTAGATTCTACGTCAGCACTTAGTCTGTCCGGTAATACTGCAATTTTAGCACTTTCTTTACCCTTAAATAAATCTAGTACACTTGTTATAATAAGAAGTGCCGGACCACCTAATAGACCAATAACTGTAAGTTGTGAGTCTGATATATCACGTTGTTCTACAACGCTGTAATAAGAAGCAGCCGCAGCGATTATAACCCACGCCATAACAACACCCATACCAAAAGTTAGCATAAGTGTTTCGTTGGGATTTGACATTTTTGGGCTACTCATGCCCTTTCGTTGTTCGGGGTGTCTTTTAAGTATTATTGCTGTAACACCACCTAAACCCGCTAAAACAAGGCTATATACCGCAAATTGTAATTCCGGTATCATATATCTTCCTCACTAGGTGCGCTATCTTGTTCATTCTCTCTAGGTAAACTTCCTACATTTGAAGGTTGTTCGACCTCTTTCCTTTCATCACCTTCTTTGCCTATTTCCGGTAAGTTTAGAATATCAAGGGATTGATTAAGCGTAAGTAGACCACCCTCATAACCCATTGTGACTCTTTGCATAACATTTAGTGGAGACTCCATATCCATAGCGTCAAACTTGATAGTGGGTAAATCTTGCCGTCTATATGTTATACCTAATAGGTCTAAGTGCATCATAAATAGTTGCATAGCAGACTCCGCTAGTATTTTGTGCATACGGCTAATCGCTTGTACGGCCCAAAGGTTAGCATTGAATGTTGCTGCGAATGTAGAACCACGTTCTTGACCTGCTGCTACTCTTGGTACTTGTAGTACGGCTGCAATATCAGCATTTATGCTATCTAGGAAATCCGCACTATTAGGCATTGTATTACCTAAATCTACGTGATGTAGATTAACGTAATGCGGCAGTACAGGTATTTGGTCGCCCCTTAGACCGGAGAATAAACTAATTACCTCATCCATAATAAATGACAACCTTTGTGATTGTTCAACAGGGTCTTGTAT